CCGTCAACTTTTCCCATACACATCGTTTCCAACGTACTTTACTGACAATGTGGTTGAGCCGCTGGGTTACGGCATTTATGATTTTTCTAACGCTCCAAATGTCGGTCGTTATGAAAAGACGATTGAAGTTGCGCCTATTAAAAATAAATATGGTATTTGGCGGCAAACTTATGCAATTGTGCCGATGGATGACATTGAAAAACAAAAAGTCAACGAAAATGAAGTATTCTTGGCTCGCGCAGAGCGCAACCGTCGCTTGGCCGCCAGCGACTGGACGCAACTTGCTGATGCGCCCGTAGACAATCTTGCTTGGGCCGTTTACCGGCAAAATTTGCGGGATGTGCCCAATCAGCCGGGTTTTCCTTCCACGATTGTTTGGCCAACAGCGCCGAAGGAGCCTCCCAATGTCTAACACCTACCGCTGGGTAATTACCCAATTGACATGCGTGCCACAGCAGTACGGCAAGACTGATGTGGTCATCAATGTGTCCTGGGAGCAAATTGGCAACAATGGCTCTTACAATGCCTCAGTGTATGGGGCTTCATTTGTAACATATACGCCAGGATCTCCATTTACGCCGTATGAGGATTTGACGCAGGATCAGGTGATTGGCTGGGTTCAAGAATCGCTTGGGCCTGAGCAGTGCGCTGCTTTGATTGCCAGCCTTGATCAGCAGCTTGGGCAGCAAACCAACTCTCCGGTGGTCAATCCACCTCTTCCTTGGGGCTGAAGCCATGAGCCAGGACATCATCAACGCCATAATTTCGGTGGGCATTGCCGGCTTTAGCTGGTTGCTCAAAACTGTCTGGGATGCCGTCAACGCCGTGAAAGCTGAAGTCATTGCCCTGGAGCGGCAAGTTCATACATCTTACGTTTCTAAAAACGACTACAGGCAAGATTTAATTGAAATCAAAGACATGCTAAAGCAAATCTTTGATAAAATGGACAAAAAGGCCGACAAGTGATCCCACTTGTCGTTTGTACAACAGGCGGCCCCCACCTCTCCAGGCTAATGGAGACGGTTGATGAGCATGCCTCAAACGATGTTGAAGTTTGGGTATTTAACGGCACCCAGGGCAATTTCGGTGACGCCTATAACCACGCAATGCGCGAGGTATTTGAGTGTCACGATGAAATCCTAATTGCCAATGATGACATCGCCCTGACTGAATATTCTATTAAAAGATTGATGGATGATGTGAGGGCCTTAAAACGGGACGTGCCTCGCCTGGGGGTGGTGGCGGCGCAATCTGACAATGTGCGAGATGTCCAAAAAGATACGCTTAGAGCCCATCCAGTTGAGGCGCCGGCAGTTTCTCCCATCTTGGCTTGGATCAGCAAAGAGGCTTTTGACGCTGCGCCGTTTCCGCCGATCAATTGGTACTCAGATGACGTACAGTGCGCGGATCTTCAAGCGCTGGGCTACCGGCATTTTGTCTCGCGTGCGTTTGTCTTTCACGTTGGGTCGGCTACCATAGGTCACGATACCAAGCGCCACGTTGATGAGGCGCGACCATGGATTGTAGCAAACCGCCCCCGGTACGCATTGGAGTGGGGGCTGATCGAGAGGCCCCCGTTGAAGATCGCCGTCTATGCCATCAGCAAGAACGAAGCCCAGTTTGTTGAGAGGTTCTGCAACTCGGCCAAGGATGCTGACCTGATCTTGATTGCTGACACCGGCAGCACAGACGACACGGCAGAGCTTGCGGCCAAGCATGGCGCTATTGTGCATAGCATCCACATCAAGCCATGGCGCTTTGATCTGGCCCGTAATGCTGCCCTGGCGCTAATCCCGGCTGACATTGACGTGTGCATCAGCCTCGATCTGGATGAGGTTCTCGAGCCCGGCTGGCGCCAGGAGATCGAGCGGGTGTGGAAGCCTGAAACCACCAACCTTTGGTATTTGTTTGACTGGGGCTGCGGGATCAAGTTTCCCTATCACAAGATCCACAGCCGCGCCGGCTATCACTGGCACCACCCGTGCCACGAGGATATTCGCATCGATCCTCGGATGCAGGCGGTAAATGCCCACACTGACATGATGCTGGTTTCGCATCATCCTGACCCCACCAAGAGCCGTGGCCAGTACATGGAGATGCTCGAGGCGGCGGTGAAGGAGGATGCCAATGACCCCTCTCACTACTTCTACTACGCCCGTGAATTGACCTTCTACAGGCGATGGACAGAGGCGCGTGAGGCCCTCACCCACTATCTGGGTATGAACGGCGCCAGCAACCAGAATGAGCGCTGCTACGCCATGCGCTTGCTGGGGCAGACGTACGAGGAACTGCACGACCAGGGAGCGGCAGAGAAGTGGCTTCTCCAGGCTGCTGGCGAGGCCCCAAACACTCGAGAGCCTTGGTGTAACCTTGCCATGCTGATGTACCGGCAGAGCCGGTGGCATGAGTGCTACGCCTATTCGTTTCGCGCTCTGACCATTAAAGACCGTACCCTGGTCTACACCTGTGACCCCTCTGTCTGGGGGTACTGGGCGCACGATCTGGCGTCTATTGCGGCGTGGAACCTGGGGATGAAAGACATTGCCAGGGAGCAAGCCAAGCTGGCATTAAGCCACGCTCCTGATGATCCACGTTTGAAGTCTAACCTCGAGTTTATGGAGAGCAAAAATGTTTGCAGCACTGATCCCGGCGCTTCTGCCGATCCTGGGCGACACGCTGAAGAGGTTCTTTCCTGACCCTGAACAGGCCGCTAAGGTCCAGCAGGAAATCACCATGGCTCTGCTGGCCAATCAGGCGGCTATGAATCAGGCTGCCGGCGACATTATTAAGGCAGAGGCTCAGTCTGAGCATTGGCTGGCGGCCTGCTGGCGGCCAATTATGATGCTGACTTTTGGGGCCCTGATTGTTGCCCGCTGGGTTGGTTGGTCTGCCCCTGGAATTTCTGATGCAGAAGTTCTTAAACTGTGGGATATAGTTCAATTGGGTCTTGGCGTATACGTCATTGGCCGCAGCGTAGAAAAAGTCGCGCCGTCTATTGCTCAGGCGGTATCATCGAGGCGTTAAAGGGCCAAGTGGATGACCACTGGACTAACATATTCTCAATATGTAACCCAGATTTCCACCATGGCGGTGGTGCCGTCCACTGACGCCAATTTTCTGGCTATTTTGCCGTCCATGATCACCTATGCGGAAAACCGCATTTATCGTGATCTGGACCTACTTAGCACGGTGTCTTCCAATACCAGCTATACGCTGGCAAATGGCACGCGGTCTTTGACCTTTGCCCTGGGCGACTTCATCACCATCCAGGAGGTGAATGTGATCACCCCTGCCGGCACCACCGTTCCAGATAATGGAACTCGGGTGAACCTCCTGCCGGTGACCAAGGAGTGGGCGAACAGGGTATACGGCAGTTCGTCCAGCAAGAGCGTGCCGGCCTATTTTGCCATGCAGAACCAGAACACGTTGCTTTTCGCGCCATGGTCAAACGGGGCGTACACGTTGGAGATTGTGGGGACGATCCGCCCTGATTCTCTGTCTGCGACCAACACCAGCACCTTTGTTTCGACCTACCTGCCTGACCTGCTGATTATGGCGTCGATGATCTACATCGCAGCCTTCCAGCGTAATTTTAGCTCGACCATGGCAAGTGATCCGCAGATGCCGGTGACGTATGAAATGCAGTATCAGACGCTACTGAAGAGCGCGACGGTTGAAGAGTTCCGCAAGAAGTTTGAGGCTGGCGGGTGGACTTCAATGTCTCCTGCCGTGGTCGCAACTCCGACCAGGGGGTAATCCATGCCGCATTCTACCCTTAAGCTTATTCCTGGGATTGATGAAAATCGGACTATGGCGCTGAATGAGGCGGCCTTGTCTTATAGCAATCTGATCCGATTTGTTCCTGACCGGCAGGGCATTGGTTTGCCTCAAAAGTTGGGCGGGTGGACAAGGTTTTTTCCAACCGCCTTGCCGGGTTTTAGTGCGGAAATCGGTGCCACACCTCGCTCCTTGGCGGCGTGGGAGGATATGAACAACGTAAAGCGGTTGGCTATTGGTTGCGAGTACACTGGCAACGCATCAATTGGCGCACCTCTTTATGTTTTAGATAGCAACAATGGAATTTTGAACAATATCACACCACTATGTGAAACGCACAATGTTGCTGTTTCTGTAACAACAACGTCAGGATCTGATTCTGTTGTAATAACTGACCCAGGAAGTTTTATTACGTCGTTTGATTCTGTATTTATTAAAACACACATTAGCGTTGGGGGAATCATTCTTTTTGGATTTTACAAATGTAATATTGTGTCAGCAAACACATATATTATTTATAGTGTTGATGTTTTTGGAAATCCCGTAAGAGCAACATCCAGTGTAACTACTGGCGGCGCTGTTGCTGTTTTTAACACTACAAATGGCAGCAATGTCGTCAGCGTAACATTAAATAACCATGGATTTTTGGTTGGCGATAATTATCCAGTGCTTGTTTCTACTAATATTGGTGGTATTACCATTGTTGGAAATTACACAATTTCTACCGTTCCAACAGCCAATACATTTACATTTTACGCATCAAATAAAGCAACATCAACTGCTTCAGTCAGTATCAATAGCGGAAATTCTCGTTATCTATATTACTATGGGTACGGGCCACTTCCAACGGGCGCTGGCTTTGGCGTTGGCCCATATGGTGCCGGCGGCTACGGGTCTGGCGTTGCGCCTGTTGCTGTGCCAGGAGGACAGCCAATTTCGGCATTCGACTGGTCGATTGATCATTGGGGTGAAATCCTAATTGCGTGCCCTGACTATGTGTCGCCATCCACCGACCCTTTTCCCTCTAGCGGTGGCGCCATTTATGCATGGTCACCTATAAGTAATTCGCCAACAATGTCGCCAATAACAGAAGCCCCATCAAGCAATTCAGGCGTTTTTGTGGCTATGCCACAAAGGCAAATTATTGCATGGGGATCAACTTTTAACGGTATTAGAGATCCGCTTTTAATCCGTTGGTGCGACGTTGAAAATTATCAAGTCTGGGCCGCGCAGCCAATCAATCAGGCTGGCTCTTATCGACTTTCTAAAGGCTCAAGAATTGTTGGGTGTATTCAAGGTCCGCAACAAGGTTTGATTTGGACTGACCTTGCAGTCTGGTCAATGCAATATGTCGGGCAGCCATATATTTATCAGTTCAACGAACTTGGCAACGGATGCGGTTTGATTGCACCTAAGGCTGCCGCGTCCGTTGGTAGCGCCGTGTTCTGGATGGGCCCTTCACAATTCTACATGCTGGCGGGAAATGGCGTTCAACCAATTGTTTGTCCAATTTGGGATGTAATCTTCCAGGATTTGGATACTAACAATCTGCAAAAAATTAGAATTGCTCCCAACTCTCAATTTAATGAAGTTACATGGTACTATCCAACCAAAAGCAATGGCGGAGAAATTAACGCATATGTAAAATACAATATCGGGTTAAACCAATGGGATTTTGGGTCTTTGTCTCGTACTGCCTGGATCAATCAATCTGTGCTTGG